TCATTTTGCAGCTCCAGGCGTAGCCACGACGGGCACGCTTAGGTCGTACACATCCATCATCCCGCTCGACCGATGTCCCGATGCTTCCTGCTTTTCATGACGTGTTCCCAGCGTGTCAGTAATGCCTTTTCGCTTTAGGTCGTGCAGACCGAAACGTTCAGATGAGTCGAGCACTCCATCCTCAATCATTCGCTTCATGAAGCGCTGCCACGCGGTGTCCAGTCCGCTTTTTTTCAACGCTTCTCCATCTCTGGCAACGATCAGGGCACGGTTTTCTGCCAGCCTTGGCAAGTTACGCCCAGCGTCTGACCATATGCGCGCACGGCGTTGCTGGGCCGCTACCCACACGGCCCGCAAGCGCGGCGTCCAGCGGACAATGTTGTCCCGCGAGCCTTTGCGGCGGTTGGTCATAATTCCTTCTGCGAGGCCGTGTGCATCCGTCAGAGTGATGACCTCAATGCCACGTAGGCGGCACAAATAGGCCAGCTCCATCACAATCCACAGATACTCTGGACATGATCCCGCATTACCTCGCTTTGGCTGGTCGCTACCCTTTAATCTTGCATGCGCTATGACTCTCTCCATCACCTCTGTGGAGGGCAGTCTCCTTTGCTTGCGCTCAAGGGCTGCCTCGACTCCCACTGCAGGGTTGCTTTTGCAATGCCCTCGGTTCATTCCCCATCGGAACAGTCGTCGCAGATACCGCAGCACGCTGTTTGCTTTCGTCGGGGTACCTTCATCGGCAATTTTGTCGACAACACGCTGAATCAGTGGCTGTGAGAAACGCTCTGTCGACAAGTCGCCTAAGACCATCCCTGTTTGCGTTGGCATTTCCAGTACGATCCCCCTGCAGTACTCGTACCCCTCGCGTGTTTTCGGCATGAGCGAACAGAATTTCGCCGACATATGAAATTGGTCACACAGGTATCGAAGCGTATAGCGGTCAATCCCTGCGCGTAGTTCCATGATGCGGTGCAGCTCGGACAAGGTTGCGGTTCGGTCGGCAATGGTTTGCGATTTCTGCACTCCCGCTTCATTGCGGTAGACCACGTACCATCGCCCGCGACCACGGGCATCAAAGTAGACGCCCGTCGGCAATTTCCGTTGGTCAATGTGCTTCGGAATGCTCGGATTATGTTTGCGCGGCTTGCCGCGTGTGCCGGTCTTCATAGGATGGTCGGGCTGTATGCTTCATTGTTGGCAGCGGCGTGCATGCCGCCCGCACTGTTGATTAGATCAAGGGTCGTCCACGGGCCATTTTTTCCCATGAACACCCTAATCCCTTGGCTGCGGAGTGTTCGCGATATGTCTGCAGGACGGCTATAGCCCGTGATTACTCTCAGTTCGTCACATGTCACGATGCTGCTGTTTTTCATGCTTCCCCCTGTTTCTTCTTCCAAAAATCAAACCTTGAACGGATGCCCGTTAACACCCTGACGGCGCTGGGATTGCCGTCGATGTCTTTTCTACTGGCCACCTCGCAGGCTTTGCGGATCCAGTCGGCGGCATCGGTTTCGGTATGGGTACCATCAGGCACATCCTGTCCGAACTTGGCCCGTGCACGCTGATCGAGATAGAGCCTAAAGGCCGGATCGGCACATAGGATGCCCGCGACATTGGCCCAGCGCTTACCCCTTGCGACCATGCTGGCCTCGGCGTTCAACGATGGTTTGGCAGTCGATGCAGCGAGTGGCGTAGGGCAGGGCGGCGCGGCGGCTAGCCGGTATCGCTTCGCCGCAGTCCATGCACTCGGCTGTTCCTACGGTCATCGTCTGATGCTGCTGGGCGGCCATATGGTGAGTGATCGCCTGTGCGGTCATGCGCTCGGCGTGCGCCTGTGCCGCGTCTATGTTGTCAGCCATTTTTCTGCCTTATGCATTCAGTGAGGAAGCGCTGGCTTCCATGTTTTCTTGAGTAGGTTTTTAGGGTTTGCCGTATAGAAAACAGGCTCATGCGTCATAGGATGGCGTGGCATCCATGCGCCATTTGCGGGATCCGGCATAGGGTCATTGCGTCGGCAGGCCATGATGCGTATCAGACGTATCATTTCTTGCTCATCCTCTGCCTCTGCCTGCATTTCCGCTGATGCCGCCCATCGGCGGTACCGTTTTTCGGTGGCCACGCGCTCGGATTCAGGCTTGGGTTGCGGTGCTAGGATCGTGTTCATCCTGATTTTTCGGTTCAGGTAGTCGGTGACCGTCGAAATTTGCTTATCCGGCGGCAGCGACGGGAATGTGTGGTCGGTTTCGAGTAGACGAGCGTGCGTGCTCAGGAATTCGTCGACCGCTGGCGGCCCTACGTATTCGCCTTTGCCGAGGGGGGTACAGTTATTCACACGAGTCCAAGGCGACGCTGTCGCGTCGCTGTCTTCAAACCCTCGGCGCTTCGAGGCTGGGCGCACTGTCCACTTGTAGAAGCGCGTCATGTACTGGCTACCTTTCACCAGCACCCCATAGCGCACTTCGCACGTCTCGCCGTAACCGTTGTGGGCGATGTAGTCCGGTGAACGCTCATCAAGGCGCACCTCGACCCACGGGCGGACGGGCTGATCTTTAAGCGGTGTGCAAGGCCCACCCATCAGGCTGATGTAGCGATCCCACTCGCTGTTATCACAGGCGTCACGCATCGCGGCCATCAGTTCGATAACCGAGCTGGCGTAACCAAAGGTCTCTTCCCATTCGCGCAGCAGGGTCTGCTTGTCGCTGGTGATACGGCGCATTTCACGCCATACAGTGACCGACGGCAGGCCGACGAACTGAAACTGACGAATGCCCCAGACCCCTGCCCATGCTTCGATGCGCGGGGCACTGCTTTCCAGCGGCTTGCCATACTGATCGAACTCGGCAAACTGCTGGCCATTGATGTTCTTGCTGATGTATTTGGCGATATAGCTGATGGCACCGCCCTTGTGCGGGTTCATCACTTCATGATCGAAGCGGTAACGCTGTGCGCCATGTTCGTCGCCATCTTCAGCCAGCGCATAGCGGCGCATGATGCTTGTGACCAGCTCCCTTTCTTCGGGCTTCATCCACAGCAGCAAGTGCCAATGCGGGGTGCCGTCGTGATGCGGCTCAGCCACGCGCACTCCGTAAACCTGAATTTTCTTGGCCTTAAAGCGGGCACGAATGCGTGCCCACAGCTGGGTCAGATAGTCTTGCGCATCGCGCGGGGTAGCCCCGTTGTATTTAGGGTTGCGCTTGCAGGTGCCGGAATGCACGGGGTGAAACTTAGAGGGGCAGGTGATGGTGTAGAAAATGCCCACATCGCCGGCGCGCAGTGCTTCCTTCTCGGTGTCACGGATACGCAGCATCAGTTCGGCGCGACGGATATCGGGGTTGGCCACCGAGCGATCGGACAGCTCGGCCAATGTCATGCACTGGTCGTGCTGGTTGACCGCTTCTTGCGACATCAGCATGTCGCGGTTACGGCGGTGCTGCTTGCTGCGGCGCTTCACGTTGAGATCAGAACAGTAGATACCGGCGCGCTTATGCACGCGGCCCACTTCACGCATGAACTGTTCTAAGCGACGTGCAGAAAGCACACGCAGCTTGCGACGCCACCACTTGGCACTGCTCATACGCAGCACGCGCCCCTTGAGTGAGAAGAAGCTTTCAGCGGGCGGGTCTATTTCATGGGCACGACAGCACAGCTCACCCACTTGGATGGCTGTCCACATGCCGCCACGTTCTTCGACAGCACTTGCGCGCGCCATGAACCGGTAGGCTTCTGCACGACTAGCCACTGGCCATACCAGCAGGCGATCGACCGGACGGAAGACGTACACGCGGAACTTGTCGTTCGTATACGCGCGCGCTGTAGCCCTCTCGATGGCCAGCGCCTGCGCCTTGGCATAGTCGACCAGCGCCTCATCATCATGCGTGACGTTCCACGGCCCAGCCTTGAGCGATTCCGCGATAGCGCGCAGCCAGCGGTTGCCTGCTGCGTTGCCCTCGATACGGGCAACACTGACAAAGCCTGCGGCCAGATCTTCCGCGACCGAAGGAAAGAGGTCGAAGAACTGCTGACGCCACACAGGACAATCGCGTGCGCCGTAGCTCTGGCTTAGCTGGATAGCGCTGACGCGGGGCTTCTTGCTCATGATGCGGTCTCGATCAGGCTGATGAAGTGACGGGCAGCGGTCATATCCCCTTTGTCGAGCGCAGTACGGGCCAATGCGGCCAGCTCGACGGGACGGGATGCCGAATGCTTGTGGCAGCGGTCTTTCAAACCGCTGGCAAAAGCACTCATGCGATGAATGGCATGGCGAATAGCGACACGATCCTCGACAGACATTTGTCGCAAAGGCGTAGTGAGCAACTCAGCGCGGTGATTGCTGCTGTCGTCTGGTTTTTTACTGCCACTGTCCGGCTTGATGATCGTGGCGGAGAGCAGGACGGCCTTGCGCTCGCTGCGCTTCATGCCGTCCCACACCTCTGCCAGATCCAAGTCGGCATGACGTGCCTGCAGCTCATCGCGCAGGGCTAAAAACCCTGCGCGTGCATGATTGATCTCACGCGATGCCGCTTTCGTCATTACCGCGGATCTCCTGCGAGACGAATGTATTCGGGATGATTAACGGTGATTTCTTCACCGCTACCGACAATATTGATGATGGCGGCAGGCGTATGTGCAGCCGTGATATGACCGCACCCCACGCGGTTTTTGACGACAACAGCAGGGCCGCTCCAGCGCGCGCCGTCGAGAAACTCAACCAGCGCACCGACGGGATAGAGCTGCTCAAAGACGCGCTGCTCCTGCGCGGCATACGACGCCCGCGTACGACGAAAAGCTTCCATTGATGCTTGTAGTTCTGCTGCGCTGTTCATTTCGTTGCCCCCATCATGAATGCGATTGTTCCTACCGTGACGATGACGCCACCTGTCATGCCTAGCACCATTCCTGCAAAGAAGATCATCTCAGCACCGCCTCCATCACTGGCATAGCGACCCCCCAGACCCCCAGCGCTACCCATGCCCAGAATGCCATTCGGCGATCCTTGCGGCCGCCCTCATGGATCTCTGCCGAGATAAGCCCAAGCCGTTGATCTAGGCTGCGGCTCAATTCCCGCAGGCTTCTTGCCAGCCCCGCATCGTGCGCCATCGCTATTTCGATAACGTTGCGCGCCCTGACAAGCGCATCCCGATCCGCATTTAACGCTTGCTCGATGCGCTCTACGCTTCCTTCCAAACGCTCAACCTGTTGCCCTAGGCGCTTAACGTGAAGCTTGATAGAACGCCCTGTGTGTCGTTGTCTTTTCATCTGCCTTACACTCTCCATCCGAATAACACGGTCGCTGTCAGCCCGATCAGCGTGCCCCATACCACCCATTCCCAGCGCTTCATATCGCGACGTGTTTTACGCTGATGCCGTTCTGTGCCTTCCACATGCCAACGATGTCATCGACGGTCAGGGCAAGCAGTTCGCTGCAGCCGTCCATGCGCACCATCACCATGCTGGAGGTGCTGGCATCGACATCGATGCGGTTGCGGCTGTTGAACGCGGCTAGATGGGCAAAGGCTTGTGATGCCGCGATGGCCGCTTCTTCGCGAGATGCTCCTGACACTTCGAGATGGCCGACGCAGCGTGCCAGCAGCGCTTGGCGACCAATGCGACGGCTCTGCTTGATCAGGTAGTCGCAGGCGACTTCAAACAGGTTGACGCCGGAGGCCATCAGGTTGGCGGGCATCGAAAAGCGCTGTACCTGTGTTGCGTTAAGTGCGGTCGTATTCATCAAAAATGCTCCTTCTGGGCTTATCGAAAGCGCAGAAATCCCCTACCCATTGAACGGGCATAAAAAGCGCTTTCGGGGAACGTTAGGGGTTAGCTGTGATTAGCGTCGTTAGCAGACTGGAACATGTCGATCTGATGCTCCTGTTCATATTGCTTGGCCATTCGCTTTTGCAGGAATGGCGTCGGTTCGAGGTGAACGTCTGGGTTAGGCATGTCACTGGGCGCGACCGTGGATGCAATCTCAAACCAGAACTGACCACGGAAATTGCATTCATTGTTCATACAGTCGACCAGCCCCTTGCGCAGCGTCGGCATGACTTCCTGACTGCTGCGCACCATCATGAACTCACCGCAGTGCGGGCAGTGAAGGCGGGGCTTGTTGAAACGCTTCTTTGACATGCTCACCCTTTGACGATGCGGAGCGTTCTACGACACCCCATAAGTCTCTCATCACCGTGACGAATGGCTCGCCGTAGAAGAAACTCAAGGGCCTGATCAAGACTGGCCAACTGATACCGTACTCGCACTTCTTCGAGGCGTTCTCTCAGAGCCTCATCGACGATAACGTCAGTCGATTTTGTGTTGTTCATGCACACCTCTCTTTTGCACGGTGCCAACACAGTGCGGGAACGGTTCGCAAAATACGGCGAATCATCCGAGAATGTGTTGGCGGCCTTGAGTGTCATACAGACCGAGCAATTCGTCGGCCTCTTTCATTGCTAACTGGCGAACCAGTTGTGCCTTGGGGATGCCATGCAAAGCGGCATGGGCATTTATCACGTTATCTTCCAGCTCGTTCAGGTACACCGTGATTCGTCTTGAGCGTACTTGCCGTGGATCTTGATACATGAAGAGTCTCATTTGTTAGTGTTGATGTTCGGACTGGCGTGATATTGCTGCCTTCATCCCCAAGGCTACAGCGGCACGATGTGCAGCTCCGCTATAACCTTTGTAAGCACCACCAGACAAAACCTTGTACACCGTGTGCAAAGGCAGACCATGCCGCTTTGCAAAATCTGTGATGGTAATTCCTTGGCCCCTTAACCACGCCTTCGCCTGTTCAGGGGTGCGTAAAACGGGCATAGTGTCGTCCCTGTATCTAAAATTATCTAAGCTGTGCGGTGCATATTGGTTCAATATAGTGAACCAGTCAAGAGGTAGGTATGAAAAAAAACACCTTGGGAGAGCGTTTGAAGAGCGAGCGAATGCGATTAGGCCTGAGCCAGACTGCATTAGGTGCCGCTTGTGGGGTAAAGAAAACCACTCAGATCAATTATGAAAAAGACCTCACAAGCCCGTCAGCTGCCTACTTAACTGCAGCCAAAGGACTTGGCGTTGATATCTGGTATGTGATTGAAGGTGAGGTTTGTAAAAAACAACCTGGCTCAAGTGTTGAAAAAGTTACCATGGTTCCTTTATATGACCTGGAAGCCGCAGCAGGCCACGGCAGAATACTTTCTCAAGAAAATATTGCTCGCATGTGTTCAATTGATGAAGAGCTTCTAGGCCAGCACGGCCTTCGTCCTGAACTGTGCGCAATGCTGACCGTAAAGGGAGATTCGATGGAACCGACTCTCCAAGATGGTGACACTATCTTGGTCGATCGCACTCAGACGACGCCTGATGGCATTTTCTTGATTCAAATGGACGACACCTTACGTGTTAAGCGCGTCCAGCGCGCAGCTGGAGGTGCCTATATCCTGATTTCTGACAACACTCGGTACCGTGAAGAACTTATTCCGCCTACAGAGTTGAATACTATTAGCCTGTTGGGTAAGTGCGTGCTTAAAATCAGCTCAGTTTCGTAACAAACTGTACTTAAGTGATAGATCGGCTTACTATTTGCATATAATATACTGTACATATAAACAGTATTTCTATAGTAAAGTACAGGTAAGCAGGATGATCACCGTTAGATACGTGGCACCGCTGAAGCGCACTGAAATGAGGGCAGATCACACTTGCGGTATAGATCCATATGCCATGCTGTCACCACGGCAGGGCAGCTTAGCGTATGTGGTCGAGGTGGAGCGCGACTGGAAAGAAGCAGGAATTCAGGAAGGAGATCAATTAGTAGTAGATGAAAATCTCTATCCTCGTTCAGGGGATATTTGCGTTTTCGCTGGGGATGACTGTCTGTCTATACGCTTTGTGTGTGAGAAAAACGGGGAGCTTTGGCCGGTAGGCAGAGATAAAGAAGAACTGTACAGAATTGCTTTTGGAGGCACTGTTACTCAGCTGGTTCGTTGTTTTAGAGAATGAGTTCAGATTGAAATGCAGCCCTTTGCGGTGAAGGGCTGCAATATATATTAGTTCTGTGGGGCGCACTCTTTCAATATAGGCGCTTTAGCAATATCTCCATCACCTGTACAAACTAATGTAATTTTCATTCCTTTTTTAAGTTTGGCTACATAGTCCTCATAATTATCGTTAAATTTTAGCTGAGGCTCGAGGAATTCATTAACCCCGCCTCTCATAGTTACATACGCAGTTCCAAAAAGATCGGTGCTGATTGCGGATATGACACCTGTGACAATGAACCTCTTATTTTTAAAGGTTCGATCAGCTGACACGGTGTTTTCTTCGTATGCCTTTGCAATCCTCTGAATCGAGTATGATTCTAAGTGCTCTGCTGGCTTAGAATTTGCCGGTTTGGAATCTGCCGGTTTTGTATTTGAAGTCGATGTCGAGATGGCCGGCTGTGGTTCTGAAATATTGCTATCACTTTGAGAAGTTAGTACAGGGATAACCGATACTGCAAGCCAAATGAAGCCCGCTACTCTACTAAAAGTGGAGTACCCCTTGCGAAGCAAAAACCAAACAAAAATCATAGGAAGGAATATGATTCCTATAATCAACCCGATACTTACTTTCCTTGAAGAAGTAGTGTTAGTTGGCTTACCGCACTTGGGGCATGCGGTTGCTTGATTATTCATTTCTGTACCACAAGCACTGCAATAGATCGTAGACATATCAATGACATCTCTTTTTAAGTTCTATATCAAAACGTGCCTTATTTTTGCACGTAAGTGAATGTTACTGTTTTGTCTACGTGGTCGCAATGAGCTAAACCAATGAGAAATCGCCTTAATCTCCAATATGCTTCATTCACACTGCATTGTGGCGGTACCGCCAGCCTCTGATAGACCTCGCCTTACCTCGATGATCCCCACAGCTGCTGGTCGATAAAGCCTTCCAGCCTGATTGGTGATTCTGGTAGCAGTCTGAGCGCTGACGGGCCAGTATCATAATCTAGCGAGCAGTACTCGCACGGCTATATGTGCTGCCTTGGTGGCATGGGTTAAGTGCCAATGATGTAAGCCATTTTCCTGTGCCTTGACTCTATATCGCTACTGTCTTCAGCTTGCTGTGACTTATCTATCTAGGAGCGTCAACAAGGTAGCGGCATACCTACAGGACAGTCACCATGTGTGTGCGTTGCCACCGATTGCACTCATATGCAAACTAGCCTTAATATTAAAATCCATGGTAAGTTGGACTACATGATCACAGTTGCCGCTACTTTCACCAAGATTAAAACGTTTTGATTTTTATCTAGATGGTTTTTTATAAAAAACGCATACTTTTCAGAAGATTATTTTTAATAAAGGTTAACTAAAATGATTAAACCTAGTTTTGCTTCTGCGTGGGCGGCTGCTATAGAAATCTACGATCCATTAGATTCTGCCGAAAGGGTGGCAACCGTTGTGGGGGGATATGTTGAGAAGAATATTCACAACACTGATCCTGCGCTGCGATGGGTAAATACGTGTGCTGTCCGCATGAGCTATATTTTAAACAAGTCGGGGGCACTGGTTCCCAAAATAGCAGGACAAACCGTGTCAGGGGCTGATGGCCGCCAGTACTTTTTCCGCGTTAGTAATCTCATCGCTTACTTGAAGCAGCAATGGGGCCAACCTGAAATCGTAAAATACCCGCAGGCAGGCGGTGGCACACTGGCAGGAAAGAAAGGGGTGATCCTGTTTGAAGTTTCGGGATGGTCTGATGCTCAAGGGCATGCAACGCTGTTCAATGGGAACACATGCTATGACCACTGCTATTTCAATGAGCCAACGGCTAGATATCAAACAAATCAAGCGAACTTCTGGAGCCTAGCGTGAGCAAAATATCATTTGGCATGTTGGCTGCATTTACGCTTATCTTCTGGCCTTCTGTGAGCTATGCCCACAAAGGGCCTGAAGCGGGCAGCCGATCTTATGCCCAGAATTATAAGGACATGGTGTTAACGACCTGCATAGCACAGGCATATGCCGGTGATAAGAATGCGGCTATGGATGCAGGAAGTAGCGTAAGCGCTTTAATAGACTGGACTGAATACGATTTAGAGAAAAGCCCTGATGCAGTAAAGTCACTTGTAGACCGCTATCTCGCACGGGACTATTACAACCCTTTAGTTGAGTCGGATATTAAAGGGATTAAGTTTGATATGTTGAAGTGCTTGGATATGTATCATAGTAAAGAGCTAGATACCCTAACCAAGAAGATGGTTATAAATCCTAACCACACCTATCGGCAAGATAGTAAAAAGTAACGACCATAATAGAAAAGCGCCCCAATTAACGGGGCGTTTTTTATTTGTCATCTATATTTAATTTTATAATGATTATAAATGTATTGTCTTGTCTTTTAGGAAATCGCATCTTTGATTTCTTTTATTAGAGAAGTTATAGATATATTTTTTTCATTGCTTTCATCTTTACCCTTTTTGTTTGGAGAACAAGAATAATGAAAGCTAGATACAAACCTAACCAAAGTGATCAATATGAGCAACGCAACTACAGAGGATGTGACGGCAGGGATTATAATAATTGCTGTCATTGGAATGTGTTGAGTGCTGAATGAATTATTACTATTTTCTTCTTCCTTGCTTTTTTCTGTTTCTTCGATCTTTATGTTCTTATTCTCTGTTTTTAAATGTGTAGTGCGCTGGTTGCTAGTGCTAGAATCTTCTTTTTTTGTATCTGTTATTTGGGCATTAGATAATTTTGCATATGTTTTGATGATTTTGATATCCGAGCATATAGTTATACCAAAAAAAACAAGAACTATAGTTGCCATAAAGATACTGAGGTATTTAACCCATTTATATGCGCTTCTTTGCTTTTCTAAGCCTAACTCGCTAGTGCGTTTCTCTAAGTCGTTAAGGTATTTTTTGTGCTCTTCATTAATTTGGTCAAAAGATGATAGCTGGCCACGGTCTTGGGCAAAGCCAGCTTGATCAAGAGATCCGCCACCATTTGGATAAGATGATGGCGGAGGGTTTCCATTACTATTAGGAGAAGGATCAATTATGAAATCGGGAGAGGTTTCATCTGTCATCAGAGAATTAAACCTAGATTTTTAAGACGATATTGCATTGCTATTTCAGAAACATCAAAAATGTTCGCTAGCTCTGATAAAGTCGCCCCTCCCTGGAAAAGTCTCTTAACTCTTTCTTCAGGCATCAGTAATTCAGCAGCAAAACTGTTGGCTGATATTTCCTCATGATCTATTGCTGTGGAGGGGTCATCTCGTTTTGGAGTATGATCATATTGCACATGTCCAAGAAGAATGTGACCTAATTCGTGCGCAATAGTGAACCTACTACGCAGCACATTTTCATAGCTGTTAAACTCACACTGGAATACAGCATATCCTTCTTTGTTACGTGACAATGATGCTTGACCACTTGCCCCACTTAAGGCTAATGGAGATCGTCCTACTACTTCGATTGGACACCACTCTCCATCAACATTTTTTACCTTAATAGATTCTGCAATTCTTACAGGGTCAATAGGCAATACGCCATTCCATGCTGCATTTAGTACCCGCTTTGCGGTATCTATAGCTGAGGCTTTCATATCTTACCTCCTAATTAAACGAATAACCGGCCCACATAAGGAGCCGGTGGCTAGCAAGGAGCCTTTTCTACATAGATAGATAGTAAGCTTCTTGACACCCTTCAAAGTATAGAGAACCATCGATAAAGAGTGGATAAAGCCACGCTCGCACCTTGTTAAGCACAACCGACAAGCACCAAAGCCCGTTGACACTAGCGTGTCATTGGCCTAACCGAGCATTTTGCAAGCGTTTTCGTTACTGCTCGCCGCTTTTACAGTATAAACATACTGTACATATGTATTGTCGATTGAATAAAGCATTTAGTCAATGCCAATAGCCCCTTTCTTAGTAAAATGCAAGCACATTCTCTTTGATTTCGCAGGTTACAGCCATCGTATATCCTGTTTTCGAAAGGTCATGTCTTACCTCAATGACCACCCACGGTTGCTGGTCGACATCCCGCTTGAACCCTTCCAGCCTGATCGGTGATTCCGGCAGCAGCTCGGGTCGGCCGTAGGCGAGCATCATGTCCAGCGAGCAGCGCCCGCGCTGGAGACGTTGCCATTCCGAACGTGCGGCGCGCAGGGCTTCGGCTGCGCTGGTGTAGGTTTCTTTCAGCACCTTGGCATTGTCGCCGCTGCCTGCCACCACCGTTTTCAGCTTGGCGTGACTCTTCTCGTTCCACCGTGCTTTGACGCCGCTATAACTGTCGGCGGTGGTCGCGCTGTAGCTGAACCCATCGCCTTCGCTACGATGGATCGTGATCGTGGGCAGGGGCTTGCCGCTGGCGGTCAGGCTTTGCCCTCGGTGGATCAGCATCAGGCGGCCCGCCTTTACGGCCGCGACGGCGTCAAAGCGCTTGCTAATGCGGTTGATGAAGCTCAGGTCGCTTTCATCGGTCTGGTCGATATGCGCGATGCGCACCTTATCGAACTGGGCATCAATGCCGGCCTTTAGCTTATGGCGGGCGGCGATAGTGCGCACGATCGTGCCTAAGGTGGTCTTGTGCCATGAGTAGGTATGTTGACCTGGCAATGTGTCGTTAGTGTCGACCGAACGGGCGCGGATAGTGATCTGGTCGGGCGGGCCGCTCATCTGCACTTCGTTAATGATAAAGCGCCCTTTGTCGACCAGCCCCTGCGCTGGCCACCCTAGCCATAGCCGTAGCTCCTTGCCGTTATCAGGGAAGGGCACGCGACCGTCTTGGTCTGCCAACACCAGATCCAACTGATCGGCGGCACCACCGCGTGTATCGGTTAGCGACAGGCTGACCAGTAGCCCGTTGATGCGCGGGGTGATATCGGTGTCGCCAATCGTGATGCGGTAGGAGGGTTCGTTATAGCCCAGCATTACAGTGCATCCTGCAGGTAGTCGCTTGCGTTATCCAGATAGCCGTTCAGGGTGTCCGCCAGCGATTGCTTGCCCATGCGGTTAGGATCAGGTTTGTCGACACGCTTAAGCGCCAGCGTGAACTCAATCTTGTTGGCGTGGCCAGTCGACATAAACACGCTGGACGTTTCGTTGATCGACTCGATCACGTACCAGCCGTACATCCGCAGAGACCCTTCAATAAGCGGCCATGCCTTACCGGTCTTGGCCATCGCCCGAATCAGGTCGAGCGATAGGCGGCCACCGGTAAAGATGGGCAGCAGGGTGCCCGTAAGTGTGATGCGGTCTTCACCTAGCCCCACGAACTGGCTAGCGGGGCGCTCACCGACGCGCTCAAGGGAAGCGTGCTTGTACTCGGTGCTACGCTGTAGCTGCTGATACGGCACCGTCTCACGGCGGAACAGGAACTGCCCCAGTATCATCATCGATGCAATGACCATTGCCTTACCCCCTGTCTGCCATGCCGCTGCGACCGCGCGCTTTCAACTGATCCATCGCGTTCTTCAGCTGACGTTTGACCTCAAGACCGACCGCTTGGGCATCTTCCTTGTTGCCTACGCCATTCACGGCAATGTTGATGACCTGACTGGCCGTCGCCACCGATTTGCTGGCGATCTGCGAGCCGGTGGTTGCGACCTGCTGACCCTCATGAATAGCCGCATTGCGTAACTTGTCATCGCCGATGACGGACAGTGTGCCCATCACGGCACCACCGACCTTGTCTGCCCCTATCAGCGCTTCGATCTCTCTGCGCATCTCATTCAGTTTGTTGACCAGCATGCCGACCGGCGACCAGTCCCAAATCAGCGCACCAAGCTCGCGCAGGTTGCCGTTGAACGCCTCCTTGATGGCATTCAAGAACCGTTTCAGGCGCTCACCAATGACCTGCCAACTGAACATGTCGATAAAGGTCTGCTGCAGCTTTCGCCCTGCGCTCACCAGCCAATCGGGCATCTGGATACCCAGATAGTCCAGCAGCGCCCCGCAGGCCCTCATGACCAGCCCTATGGGCGACCACTTGGCGACCAGCAGCAAAATACCGCCCAACCCTTGGCCGAAGGCCGTTTTCACTTCGTCAATGTGCCGCTTGATGGATTGCCAGCTGAACAGGTCGATAAGGGACTGCTGCAGCCTATGCCCCACCTCCACCAGCTCATCCGGTATCTAAATGCCCAGATAGTCCAGTAGCGCACCGCAAGCCTTCATCGCCAGCCCGATCGGCGACCACTCCATCATCAGCAGCAAAATGCCACCTAGTCCCTGATCAAAGGCCTGACGAATCCTATTCCATGACCGCTTGACCAGATCTTCCAGCCACGTCAGATCAATGCCGATACTGGCAAACCATTGCTTGATCGGCTCCCAGTAGGTGTAAATCAGCACCGCCGCGATAGCGATCGCTGCGATCAGCGCAAAAATCGGGTTGGCCATCATCACCGAGCCGAGAAACATCACGGTGCGAGCCACCATCATGATGGGGCCGGATAGGGCGGAAAAGGCTAGCGATAAGCCGCCCAGCACGGCCGCCGCTGCGCCAAAGGCCATGATGGCCTTGACGATCATCTCGGCTTGCCTGGGGTGTTTCGTCATCCAGCCGGATAGCGCCACCATGTGCGCGTTGATTTTCTCCAACGCAGCGTTGTACGTGGGCAGTACCTTTTCGCCGATCAGCCTCATTAGGTCGTGATAGCGCGCTACGGTTTCGACCTCACGGCCGCTAGTTGAGACACGCAGTACGTCATAACTGTCGTTGAGGCCTTTGGCGTTCGAGTTGATCCCGAACCGGCGATCCTGCGAACCATCCTTCACCTGCAGCAGCATGGTGGAAATCATCTGTGCAGCGGTGCGGTTCGAGACCAACGATCCTACTGCATCTATTTGAGCCTTAGTGTCTGTGATCCCTTTGGCATTCAAGGCAGGAAGCAGAGTACTACGTACCCATTCGATGGGGTTTTCACGGAATATATTGGCGTTCTTCAATCCCCCCGGGCCGCCAAAGGCCTGCTGACCCACCTTATCGAAGGTGACGTGCTTACCGTCCATAAGGCCTAGGCTGATCATTTTCTGAGCGGCCTGTTTCGTCACACGGCCTTGGTACAGGTTCTGGTAAGCGCTCATCATGGATGTGCCTGCCGTACTCGCGCCCATTTCCTGAATGAAGGGTTCAAACCTTAGATAGAGCGCCTCATCACTCAGTCCTTTGGCGGCGATACCCGCGTGACTTAGGAACTGGTTGTAGCTAGAGCCGTTGACGCGTCCGCCCGATGCAGAGGCCACGCGCTGCTGATAGTCCAGCGCTTTCTCAAAGGCTTCTGCTGACACCATGGAGCCAGGCCGCCACTCGGCACTTTTGAGGGTGTCCATCATCAACTTGTCGATTTCTTCCTCGCCCATCATGGGGTTCTGCATTTTGAGTGAGGTCGCCATCTTGGTAATCGCAGGCAAGGCCATCTTGGCATGATGCTCATCACCCAATACGGTGTAGGCATCGACCATATAGCGGCGACGCTCTGATAGCGAAGAACCCGCCAGCTTGGCGGCATCAGCAAACTGCATCAGACGCTTTCGGGCTTCTTCACTCACACCAACAAGGTTGAGGCTGCGCTCGCTGTTCTCGCTGTCCTTGGCTTCATCAACCGAACCATGAAGCCCTCGACCCACCGCGTACCCCGTCGCTACGCCCGCTGCACCGCCTACGGCGGCACCGTTTCTGACGCTTTCGAACTTCTCGCGTGCGGCGGTTGCTCGTTCTTGTGCTTGCCGCAGCTTATCCAGCCGTTCGCGCTGCGTTCTCAGTGTGTCATTGAGGCGGCCCTCGTTTTGATTAAGCGCGCGTGATTCACGCCCGAGGTGCTGCATATCGTGACCGGCTTCGCGTAACCGCCTGCCGACGATCTCTATGGTCTTGCGGGCCTCATCCGTTTGATGCCGCGTACGGCCTTCCTGTTCGCCAAGCGTACGCAAGCGACGGCTATGCCTCTGCACCTCTTCGCTGGCCTTGGACTGGGCCTTGCGGATCTGATCCATGCGCAGCCGCGTTTTATCCAGCTCGTTAGAGAGCGTCGCCGAGTGACCGCCCGCGTTCTTCATCGCTTTGGCTATACGCTCGAACTGCCGCTGGGCCGAGGTCATTTCTGCCTTAAGGTCGCTTTGCTTGGTCTTTGCCTTGGCGTGCGCATCAGCGACCTTGTCGGTTTGTTGTTTTAAGCGGTTGAGGGCTTGAGCGCTGCGATTGATGGCGATGTTGGCACGTCGATAGGCGTCGATATCGCCCTGCGCCTTGTTAAGGTCGCGCAGTTCCTTGCGGGTGCTGCGCATGATCTTGGCGGCTTCCTTTGTCGCCTTACTGATACGGTTGAGGGGCGCAGTGGCTTTATCCACTGCACCCAGAAGTACTTCTAGCTTGAGTGAATGAGCCATGCGCCCCTCTCGTCATTCTTCATCGCCACAGTGGCGAAGGCGGGCACGTTCCCGCCAGTCCATCAGTTCTTCCAGTGAGAAGTCGTTCATTTCGGAAGGTGGCCAGTGGAAGACCATCGCAATATCTGCCATCGCGTCTTCCACTTCGTTGGGCGGTTTTAGCTCGCCATTTCCGACCCGACTAAAAAACCGGTGACCTCCTGCGAGATCTGGAAGAAATCAGTCACGTTCATCTGCTGCAGTTCGTGCTGCTGCAGGGCTGGGGTAGTGATACGGGAAGCGACGCGCATCACCTGATCGGTATCACCGGCGAGCAGCGTCATCAGCTGACAGCCGCGCATTTCACCGGCGCTAGGGCGGCGCAGTTCGATGGTGGTGATTTCGGTATCACCGCGCTGGAGCGGCTGCTGCAGGGTGATGGTGGTGGTGACAGCGGGGGTGGTTTTTGCCTTGGCCATGTGAATCGTTCCTATGTGTCAGAGAGTCAAAATGTGTGGATCAGGACAGCTGCAGCGCACGGCGGCGCGCTTCGAGGCGGTCGACGCCTTCGACCATGAACACCATGTTTACAAGGTCGATTTCGATCTTGGTCGTGCCGTCGATAACCAGCTTGTAGTAGCTAAGCGACGCTTTGAATTTGTGCTCGGTTTTGTCACCGGCCTTGCCGGTTCCCATGTCGATTTCTGTCCAGCGACCGCGCATCTCGACTTCGACGGCACTTTCACCGTCATCGCCTTCGTACGAGCCGTAGAACATCAGCGGTACCTTGGAAACGGATAGATCGCCGTAGTGCTTGAAGGCGGCCTCCATCAGCCCGCCACAGCTCACTGTGGCTTCGAGCTTGTCCTGCCCCATATCGAGGTCGACGGCACCTTCCATGCCGCCACCGCGCCATTCTTCGGTTTTACGAGTGAGCTTGGGCAGTTCGATGGATTCCGCTTCACCCAGCCAGCCCTCGCCGTCAACGCGGACGTTGAATGCTTTTAGTACCTTTGGAAGTGACATGCGTGCTCCTTACCCTGCGCTAACTTGCTGCGTGAAGTCGGCGAGGTATTCGTCGGTGATGGTCTGGGTAAAGCCGAGGTCTTCGAGCGGCGGCACGGGTGTGTAGTCGTAGGCAATGCGCAGGCGGCCATCGGCCAGCTGTTCCTTGCTGTTGTCTTCGGCCATCCATGCCTTGCCGCCCATTAGGTAGCCCTGACGCACCAGTGAGCGCAGCTTGTTGTTAATGCCGGACAGGATGTCTTTGACGAGGGCAGGGGTGAGCGTGGCATCGACGTGTGCCGCTTCGGCTTCGGCGATCGTATCGGCCAAAATCTGGGCGGTGCGGGTGTAGTTCTCGAACACGAACTTGCCGTTCTGGTCGCAGGTACGGCTGCCCCAAAAGCGGAAGCCTGAATAGCGCACCAGCGTAGTGACCTGCTTGGCGTTCAGTAGTCCCGCATCGTTGTCCGAGTCCTGCAGGTCGAACGAGACCGGCGGCTCAATGCCCAGCGGGCCACTCATGACCACGTTAGATAGGGTTTTGTGCCAGCCGATGTTCTTGTCGATCTGCGCGCGCAGGCCCACCGCGAAGGCTTCCGGCGCAATGACGCTGTTGGCGGCAGTGGCGGTATCGAACCAGTCGAACGAGGGCCAGATCACCATCAGCTCACGCACGCCGAGTAGGTCGCGGTATTTGATCGCGTCCTGCGCGGTGTTGCAGCCGCGCGCATGGACATAACCGAACGCGCGCAGTTTCTTGCAGATCGCGCCCAGTGCGGTGGCCACCTCGGGATAGCTCAACTCGGGCACTGCCAGAATGCGGGGTTTGACGCCAGTGCGAGACTCCGCATCCAGCAGCGCCTGCATGCCCGTGCGGCGGCCGTTGGCATCAGTGCCACCGATCAGGTTGGCCTTGATTGCATCGTCACCGTCGCCATCGTCGACGCGCACAACGATCACAGTCGTTGAGACCAGCGCATCAATGACAGACAGCGTACGGCGCAGCGTGCCCTGCTTACCGGCACTGCCGATCGCCTTAGACAGACTGTTGCACAGCACAGGGGTATTGAGTGGGAACACGGCCGGATCAGCGTCCTTGGCCGTACAGACCACGCCGATGACCGACGTGGACACGGTCTTGATGGCGAGCGTACCGTCGTTGGATTCGACGACGCGCACCCCGTGGTGATATGAATCGAGAGCCATTGGTATGCCTTCCTCATGAGTACGTGCCACATCCTGCGGGGCGTTACAGCGCAGTGCGAGTGATGGGCTGTGTGAGTGGTGTTGATCACATGCCGCCGCTAAAACAGCCCTGCCGGTTCGGCCTCGATGTCCCAGCTGAAGATCAGCACCTCGCGTGCCTCTGAACCCTTACCACCTCCCACCGTGTACTTAATTCCTGTGTCCTCGATATGAAAATCTGCGAACCAGCGGCGCACGTCAGGGTGGTCATTGAGGCTAACGATGGCCTTGCCTTTGAGGCGTTTCAGTAGGCTGGCCATCTCTTCGTACTCGTGTGCGCCAAAGTCCACGCCATAGCCTCCTGTCTGCCAGTAGGGTGGATCCATGTAGAACAGCGTGTGCGGACGGTCGTAGCGCTCAATGCACTGCTGCCACGACAGATGCTCGATATAGGCGCTAGATAAGCGAAGGTGTGCAGCCGACAAGGTTTCTTCCAAACGCAGCAGGTTTAACTTAGGTGGCGTCGTGGTTGCTGTGCCGAAACTACGAGCAGGAACGCAGGCACCAAAACCATTCTGCTGCAGGTAGTAAAAGCGGGCGGCGCGCTGGATATCGGTCAGCGTTTCGGGGCGAGTGGTCTTATGCCACTCGAACATCTGGCGACTACTCAACGCCCATTTGAATTGCCGCACGAACTCTTCAAGGTGGTTTTGCACCACGCGGTACAGGTTCACCAGCTCGCCGTTGATGTCGTTCAATACCTCGACCTCGGCGGGCTGCCGCAGAAAGAACAGGGCAGCACCACCGGCGAACGGCTCGACGTAACAGGAGTGATCGGGGAAGCGGGGAAAGATGCGGTCTGCCAAGCGACGCTTACCGCCCATCCACGGAATTATCGGGGCCACCATGTCGTGTACCTGCCTTTATATGACTGTATGTATATACATATAATGCAAGGTGAAAATGGCGGCGGCGAGGGGATAGGCGTGTGGGAAAAGAAAGCCACAGCCGCATAAAAAGACCCGTCATATTAGACGGGCCTTTGGCGGTTACGCGGCCGCTATGGTGGTGTCGCCGATATGGTTTAACTGGTCGATAAATGGCCCTGCAATGGCCGTGAAGTCGGCATCGTCAGCTGCAGCGCGTACAGCAGCTTTACCTGCCAATCGGATTGAGCGTATCTGGCGGATCACCTCTTCTCGGTGCGCGGCTGCCTCGGCGATTTCCTGTGCTGCCTGCAGCGGGGTAACGCCTTCGGCATCGGCCCATGCTTTGATTTCTTCGGGGCACTTGGTTTCATCATAACCATCGGCATACCAGCGCCCGTGCGCCTCGATGACCTGCTGGTATTCGATATCCAGTAGCTGACCTACGGATTGATCGCGGGCACGCGCACCATCAGCAGCTGAGTCGATAGCATCAATAGCTTTGTTCTTCGCAATGTCGACCCCTTCGTTATCCCTGAAAATGTGCCATACCTGTCCATTCCAGATGGCCTGCTGTCCTTCGCTAAGTGACGGCGGGGCCATGTCGATAAAGTGACTGCCCTCGGGGACGATATTGGACTCTTGATAGCCCATATATTTGCCTTGATCGTCAACAATTGAATATGTCTTAACGTTCATATCAGTCCCCGATGCGCAGCATCACCAACGTGGAATATAAATAAATTTGATCCCACGGACGCCCCTGTGTATGTAAAAACCCAGCTGTTACTACATCGCCAGCATTGAAATACGAAACGTCCACAATAGGGGCGTCCGCATCACGATTGCCTGCGCTACTGTTTGTGCCGACGGCCCCCTTGGTCACCTGCTCGCCATTTTTCATATAGGCAGCCATCCAGTAGGTGGCGGCACCTGTCACATCTCCTCCCGCCCACGCCCTAACATGGCCGATTATCATATATGTTCCTGCTACAGGTACTTTGAACTCGGTACCCGACACTGACCGCATCACATAATCGTTAGCGGTCGTGAAAGTGACAGATGTGTAAGAAGAATAATAATGTTCTTTTAAATAATTGGTCGTAATTAAATTACCTCTACCCGATACCTCTCTGCGCGCACCTTCTTTCAATGTGCCGACGCGATCGCGCAGCTCAACAAGCTGGGCCGTATCGGCCGTTTGATTATGATCTGCCGTCACTCCATCCAGCGCTTCAGCGTTATGCCCCATGCTTGCGGCAGCGCCTAACCCTTCTGTGACTTTTTTCAGGTGTTCCGCATTCTGTTGAATAGACTGTTTTGCCTCCTTCAGACCGTTGGCATTGACCTGCACTGACTCATCTACTTTTTTGAGTGCTTCCGCACTGGCCTTTGCCGCGTCGTCCACGTACTGCCGCGTCGCCAATACGACACTGGGGTCGACCTTGAGGGTGACGGCGGCGGTATCGCTGACCTGCATCACCATGCGCACGGTCTGGGTGCGGCTTGTGCCTTCGTTTAGCAGCGGCTTGTAGGTGGGCGGGTAGTTGCCGTAGGCGATCAAATTGCCTTCGTCATCGAATACGCCGATCTCGCGGATTTCCCAGCCGCCGACCTCGGGAGGCAGCACCTGCTCGCAGACGATGAAGTTCGGGTTGTCCTTGTCCACTTCGACGCGGTTTAGCGGCGCGCGGCGGCGTTCGTGTACCAGCGCTTTTGCACTGGCATCCGGCTGCGGGGTGACGCCGTTGGCATCGCCGACGGCCAGCGTCGATAGATTGACCTTCTGGCCGAGCGCCACGGCGTTGGCCACCTTGGCCTGCCCGACGCTGGTCAGAATCGTGTAAAAGCTCGCCATGAGTTACTCCGGATAGACGGTGGTGGTGTCGATGACGTCCAGCGCAATACCGGCGTAGGCGACGCCGTTGCACTGGGTTTCAGGGGGAATGTAGGGATAGACGGTGGTCACATCGCCGTCATAGACCGCTGCCGCGATAAAGGTCTGGCCACGCGTTTCGCCCAGCAGATCAAGGCCGACAATATGGCGACTGCAGGGCTTGGCATCGTTGACCAGCCGCACTAGTTCGGCATACATCGCATCGGTAATACCGGTGTCGAGTACGCCCACGCGCAGGGCGAAGGTGCCGCGTCGCCCCACAGGGTTCATCTGGTACCAGTGGGTAATTTCGAGCAGATAGCCCAGCGGCTCGACCACGCGCCGAATCGCGGCCACGGTGCCCTTATAGCGGTGGATATGAAACGCGCTGGCCACCACGTCGCGCTTGACGCTTTCCGGCCACGCGGGATCCCAGCGGTCAACCGAGCATTGCCATGCCAGATAGGGCAGCAATGACGCGTGACAGGTGTGCGGGTTTAATACGCTGCGTACGGGAATGGGCACCCGTTCAAGGTCGGCCAGCACGTTGGCCAGCCGACGCTCCAACGCGGTGCTATTGGGCGGCAGTAGATCACTCATCGGTGCCCCCGTTGGTGATCGCGATGCCGATACAGTGCGAGGCCTGCGTATTGTCCAGCACGATATCCTGCGCGGGTTCGAACAGATCAAGGTGCTGAACGCCGGTGACGTGCAGCGCGCCAATCACCGCTGAACGGCGGATGTCACGTCCGAGGCGACGCTGTTCCTGTACGTACTGCTCAATGCTGGCCTGTGCCGCCTGCATGATCGGTTCCTGCTCGGGGCCAGGGTAGATGTACAGCGTGGCCTTGATCGTGTAGTCGACGATCGTCGCCGACTGCACCGTGACGCGATCCGCGCAGGGAATGACGTCCTCGGCCGACAGCGCCTTGCGTACCGCTGCCAGCACGTCCTCATCAGCGGCCCCGTTGCCGAGTTTTGACAGCACGGTGACCACCACATCGCATGGTTCGGGGCTTTCGGCCTTCACGTCGGCGATGCGGCCATCGGCTGAGCGGGCGTGATATTCATAGGCACCGGTTGGGCCTGCCACCGACATGCCTTCATAGGCGGACATGGCACGGATGCGCAGATCAGCGTCGCTTTCCTTGCTGCCGTCGGTCAGCGTCAGGCGCGCGACCCCGTTGTTAGCGGCCGCCGCGTCCAGATCATCGCCACCGGCGAAGGCAATCAACACCGCGAGCACCGCCTCGTTGCTGTGCTGTCGCAGCAGCAGTTCGCGGTAAGCGTTTTCCTCTAACAGCTTGGTGATCGGCTCTGATTCACGCGCCAGCGTGGCGGTCATCTCTTCCCGCTCGCTCGCCGGTGTCAGTTCGAGCAGGCGCGCCTTACGCTCGGCAAGGATCGCCTCAAAACTCAATTCTTCAACGATCTTGGGCTTGGGCAGGGTCGACAGGTCGATCATGACGGACTCGCAAGTGACAGGGTTTCAGAATACTGCTGGCCCGCGTTGACATCGTGCAGGCGTAACTGCAGCTGCAGGTGTGCGCCTTGCTGTTCGAGGCTTTCAATACGGCTGATCTCGACGCGCGATTCCCAGCGCGCCAGCGCATCGACAATGGCTGACGCTACGCGCAACTGGGTTAGGCCGTTAAGCGGCTGGTCGATCAGAAAGGGCACGATGCTGCCGTAGTCACGGCGCATCAGGCGGGTGCCGATCGGCGTCATCACAATGTCGCCGATGCTCTGGGTGATGCTGTCGCGGCGGGCCAGTGCCTTGCCCGAGGCTTTACTCATCGACATGACCGATTACTCCGGCGGATCCGTTTTCGCGCTGCCACGCTGAACGCTGGGATGCTGATGGCTTATCAGGCTGATGCCGCCTGCCGTTACGTCGACGGCCGAGGTCACGCCTTGGGTGACGGTGACGTGCCCATCCAATGTGATGGCCGGTGCCTTAAGCGTGATGGAGGTATCCGCCGTGGCGGCGATAACTGGGGCTTTCACTGTGGCACTGACGCTGGCCATCGCGTCGATCTGCGGTGCCTTAGCCGTAATGTCCGCGTCAGACGTTACCGTGATTGCGCCTGTGGTCGTGACAATCGCTTGCCCTGGCAGTGTGGCGGTCAGGGTGCTGGACGCATGGTCGTATTCGAGGCGTGCGCTGTCGGGGTAGACCGTGACGGTCTTGTCGAGGCTGCGCTCGGGCGGCGGGTTATCCTCGGTGTAAAGACTGCCAATGACCCGCGCGTTACCGGTATCACCGCCAATGGCCAGCAGCAGCACGTCTTCACCAACAAACGGCGGCCGCCAGTGCGATACACCTGCGGCGCGCGAGGTTGTCCACGGGATCCAGTCGGTGTGCAGGCTGCCACTTTCGACGCGCACACAGGGCGGCGTTACGGCGGTGTCGACCATCGACACCTTGCCGGTGCGCACGATGCTTTGCAGCAAGCGGCGGATCTCGTTTAGATCAGCGGAATTAAAGTCAGGTAGGTTCATGCGGCCATCGTGTCGTGGCGTCGCAACGATGGCGAGCGGTGGGCCGTGTGAGTGATGACGACCACATAAGCACGAGGCGGATACAAAAATGCCCCGACCGACGTCGAGGCATTCAGGCTAGGGCATGCAGTGATCAGCTATGACCATAGCCACCTGCAGACGGCGTGCCCGCATCAGACGGTGCCACCTGCGGCGCTGCTTCCTGCACAGGTTGAACGTCGTATTTCATCCCAACTATGTCGCTTTGAAGCCCTTTGATGCGCACTTCCAGCGTCGGTGCGGCGGATTTCACCGGCACGACCTGACCGATTTCGTTGGTCGAGTAGTTGGCGTAACCAACGCAGTCGAAAACACCCGCCTTGGCGGTCGGTACCAGCTTCCAGCTGTAGACGTACTGCTGGTTCTGTTCCTGACCGGCGTACGGCGCGCCCAGTGACTTCTGCTGCACGACCACCCCTGAACCGTTCATCGGTTCGAACGGCCCGAACAGTGACTTGCCTCGGAAACCGAGCAGGTAGTCGCGGTTCGACAGGTCATCATTGTGCGTGACCAGCGTGTTCTTGTTGCCGTGACCGACGCAGAACAAATACACATGGCCATCGTGGTCGATGATGTTGATGCGCTCGATTTCATCGGTCACAAGGTTGGCGGTCAGCAGCGGCGGCATGAATTCAACGAAGGTGTTTTCGTCGTTGGTGAATTCCAGAATGCCGATGCAGCCATTGGCTTTCAGGTCGTCGATCGTCGGCTCGTATTCCGGCTCAAAACGATCGCTACCGATGTACGCGCGCTTGATGCTCCCCGCAGGGCACACCTCGGTACCTGTATTGGCTTCGAACAGCCCAAAGCGGCGACCCGTACGCGGACACTTGTAGTAGAGGATGTCACGGAAACAGGTGTTTTCAGTCTGATCGGAGCCGAAGCTGCGGCTATGCGCGGTGGGGAATCGCACTTCACGGAGGCTGGCCTGTTCGGCGGTTTCGTAGAAACGACCGTCCGGCTCGGCGAGCAGGTCGTGATAGTGAGGCACATCAATCACCAGCGCAGCATCAGAGGCCGTAACGTTCTGAATGGCGGTGGCGAAGCGCTGACGGGTCTGCCAGTTGCCGTTCAGCTCGACGCCCTGCGCGACGGTGTAGAACGTCTGCAGTTTGCCGTCGTCACGCAGCAGGGTGGAACCGCTCCATTCCTGACAGTCATCGAACAGGCGTTTTTCACCGAACAGGTAGCCACCGGCGGTGTAGTGCAGGCCATCCTTGGAATAGAAGAACACCATGCGCGCATTAGCGCTTTCGACGTCATCGACCGGACGGGCCAGCCCGACGATCACGGTGTAGCCACCGACGTTGGCCACTTGGTTCTGCTCGTTCATGGCGTACCACCAGTCCCAAAAATGCCAGCCCGGCATCAGGGTTTTGAGCTTCGCCAGATTGAACGGCGGGATAGTGTTGGCCGCAGTCGCTTTGATCTTGGCCGCGGCTTCGCGCGTCCAGTGAGACGGTGCGTAAGCGGTGGCCGTGGTGTTGGTCTTCGACGCTTTAGTGTGCTTGGTTTTCATGCGATCTCGCTCATGACGGATACAAGAATGCCCGCGCAGTGGCGGGCAGCAGGCGGCGGTGGCCGCATGCCCCGAACGTCACTCGGTCATGCAGTGACGGGGCTATCCTGTCCTTGATCGGGATTCGCTTCGAGCGGTGCGCCGTGTGAGACAGATCACCGACGCGGAAGATCATTTAGCACGACGTCGGAGACGATGCGGCGCGTCTTCGGCGTAACCCCTAATAGCTGACGGGCATCGTATTTATGCGTGCGGGGTTTATGGCGGTCGATCTTATCGCGCAGGCCGTACTGGTGGACTTCGGCGATCTTGGCCACCGGCCCGACAAACTGAATCGTGGCCCCGTTGGCGGTGGCAGTGGCCTTCATGTAGCGGGCAGTGCGGATCTTAGAAAACATGGCGGCACGCTTGATCTTGCCGCGTTTATTGCGTTGCTTGCGGCGGGGGACGTAAGCCGTGCCGTCGGGGTTACGCTGGGCTTTGATCCGTTGCTGCTGTTCTTTGCGCACTTCGCGCGCGATCTGGCGAGCCATTGCCGTACGTGATTTGCGATCCAACCCGTTGATCAACGGCTGTACCCAGCCTTCCAGCAGGTTTAGATCGTCCATTCTGACCCCTCAGCATTATCCGCCGTCACCAGTGTCCATGTGCGCGTTTCCGGCAGGCCGATATCGAACGCCGGTGCTTTGTGCTCGATGTCGATTTTGCCGGTTTCTTCGCTGGCCTTGGCCACCACACGTTCATTGAAGCGGATGCGCAGGATCAGATCGACCACGCCCTCATCCAGTATTTCCGCCTCGAACTGGATCGCTTCGTGGGGATCAACGTCCGGCTCAAAGCGCTGCATCCACATCAGTAGCGGCACCACGATATGGTCAACGTCTCGGCTGTAGTCCAGTAGCACGATCTGCGCAGTGTACGTGTAGCCGTGCGAGAGGCTGGGGCCGCGATGGAATTCGATCTTGCCGTCCTCGACCAGCGTCACGATCTGGTCGGGATTGCGTTGGTATTCGGGCAATGTGGTCAGTAGGAACTGCCGCACGTCGTGCAGTTTCTTCATTGCTGATTCTCTCCTAAACACTCAATGACGCGATCGACACGGGCGGCGCATAACCCCCACGCTTCGAGGGTGTCATCAAGCTGACGGCGCAGGTCACCGTTGGCCTTGGGGCGTGCGGCGGGCAGTACGCACGGCTCGGGTATCGCGCAGGTAGTCACGGTAACCGGCGGTGCCAGTGAGGGGGCCGTGTTGGTACAGGCGGGCAAGCTCATCAGGCAGGCGAGCGTTAGCCCACTCGCGGATAGCGCGGTTTTCACGTTGTAGATCCTCTGCGGTTTGCGTGGCCTGCGATGCTGCGGCGCGCAATTCGGCCAGTTCGCGGCCGTTGGCCTGTTGCTGTTCGTTGAGCTGTTCGAGGCTGTGGTTCAGGGTGTCGATAACGCGCTGGCGGCGCAGCGACTCGGCATGCTCCACGGCCTGTGCGTGCTGCGCTGCGTCACGCTCGGCGCTGACAGTATCAAGGCGCAGCCATAGGCCGCCGACGGTGATCAGCGCGATGACGCCACCGGCAATCACCCATTGATTACTCATAAAGACACAACTCCCGTTCTTCGGTGCGCCGCTGGCGAATACCGTCATTGACGACGTATTGCCCCGTCACAGGGTCATAGACGTAGATCCAACGCAGCAGCTGATCGCAGGCGGCCGGATGTTCGGCATTCAGCATTTGCAGCAGCGTCGAGCGTTTGAACTTGGTTTCGCCCACGTTGAACACAAACGAGGCCAGCCCTGCCTTGCGGGGTTCCGACATCGGCGCGGTCACGCTGCGATTAACGACGGTCAGTGCTTCGGCCAGATCCTCACTCAATAGCCGCTTGCACTCGTCATCGGTGACGCGCAGGCCGCGATGAACATCGGGGCCGGTGTGGCCGTAGCACACGGTCAGCACGCCCGCGATATCGACGTAGGCGGTGTTGCGTTTGCCTTCCCACGGTGCAATGAACGCCCCCGCAATCACGATGGCGGCCCCGCCGATCACTTTCTTAACGTGCGCCTTCATGGGCTATCGTCCTTGTCCACGGGCTTGGCCGCTGGCGTGTCCTGTCCGCGCAGGTAGCGGATAAAGCGTGCCACCCAGTACGCGGCCTGCACCACGACCAACACCAGCGTGGCCAGCTGGATCAGGGTCGGAATAGTGATGCCGTTCATAAACAGCACCGAGGTGGTCACACCGGGCGTGGCGTGCGTGGCACTGCGAGCGACGCCCGCGATGATGTTGTCGCCTTCGATCATGCGGCGTCTCCTGTCAGTCCCAGAGCTGTAGCATCGTGTCATTGGTCTGCTCCGACGCGGTCGTCGAGAAGTCCGGCAATGTCACGCGGGTACCGAGCGGCAGCACGGGGCCGAGAATGCACAGGCCGGAGTTAAGGGCATATACGGCGATCACGTCGTCGCTGGTACCGCCATAGCGGTGGCAGATCAGATCGACGGTATCGCCCTGTTGTGAGGTCACGACCGTGGTCATATCAGTTCAACGATGTTGTGCGGTCGATCACAGAGATCACAGATGGCGAACATGGCTTCACGGCGGTAATCGCCCGCGATCTCGCCTTTGGTTTCGCTGTCACGGGTACCGCTGCCCGAGGCGTCGTAGTCGCGGTAGCGTTCAATGAGTAGCGCATGGGCATGGCAGTACACGGCGCGCAGGTAAAGCGCGTTTAGGCCGTCCGGCGGCAGGTAGTCAGGCACCGGCACGGCGGCCAGTGATGCATGCCCCGCGGTCACCTGCTGACGCTGCCAGTCGCGCAGTAGGCGATTGACGGCGGCGATGGCGGTGGTGATCGCGGTCTTTAAGCGTGCGTCGGTGACGGTATCGGTGATGCGGTGGGTATCGCGCAGGTCGTCGGCGCTGATATCCGGCCACCAGTCGGCGTTTTTAACGGTGAGGGCAGGGCGTGCGGTGCGGGCATCGCCACCCGTCACTAGAAAGCTGCTCATAAGGGGATTCCGGCTAGGTGAGGGGGATAGACCTTGCCCTCAGAACAGGCCAGCAGGCTGGCCGTTCATCGGCGAGGAGTCCCCCTCGGTCGGCGGGCGACGCGGTAGATCAGCCGTCAGACTGATCGCTGTTCTTTTTCATCCGGCGTTCCAGTTCATTACGCAGTCGTTTGCAGCCGCATTTGTCATGCAGCGCCAACGCTTTGGCGTAGTGATCCAGTGCGTCCTGATCGTGGCCACCCGCTTCGCAGGCACGGCCCATCGCCTTATGCAGTTTCGCGCGCACGGGGTCGACGATGTCGCGCCCCTCGACGATGCGGGCGATCTCTTCCAGCAGCGGCAGGTTATCGGCGTCGATGTTGTCATCGCCGTCCATCAGTGACGCGACCGCTTCCTCGACCAGAATCTCAGCGTTAGTACGCTGATGGGCGTCCGGTGCGGCCAGCCCGTAGCGGATAGCGTATTCAGCGATCGGCAGTGCGGCGGCAATATCGCCGACGTCCAGCGTCCACAGCAGCAGGGTGACCAGCACTTGATCCGAAGCCCCTTGACCGTTTTCAAGTACGCCCTGCAGATACGACTGATAGTGCGGCAGCCTCTCAGCCTTGCGGGCGATCTTGTCTTGAATCGAACGGATGGTATGCAGTTCGGCCTTGTCACGATGCAGCATCATCAGATGCTGCTCGTAGGCTTCGCCCTGCATGCCCCCTTCACTGGCTGCCGCTGCTTCGGCAGCGGTGACCTTCATGTAATGGCGGCGGGCAGGGGTGGTCATGCGATCACCTCGATGTTTTCGATCAAGCACCCAAAGCCGTAGTCCTCTACGACGTAGGCGTCGTTGCTAGACTCGAAGTTTTCGATGCGGTCGCGCTTGGCGTTATCGACCACCACGCGGCGGCGGCTGCCTTCCTGCCAGTACAGCGACAGGTTAGATAGCGAGGTGATGAAAATGCCCTTATCCAGCATGAACGGCACCTTGTTCGCTTGCAGCCCCCCAATACGGCGCTGGGACACCATCATGTCGAGCGCACGGCTTTCGGTCGGCTGGTCGTACTTCTGAATCAGCGGGAAGTACTTGTCATGCAGCAATTTGCGGCCGACCAACACCACGAGGTCGGGGTCTTCCTGATACCACGGGTCGATCAGCTCGTTGACGGCGTCCATGACCAACGCATCAATGTTGGCGTAATCACCGCCAACGCCGATGGTGATCTTGCCCGCTTCCTTACCGGACGACATGACCCGTTTAGGGGCGTGTTCGCGGTACTTCTGCAGCCAACCGATGTTGACGTCCTGCAGCAGCGGGTTAGCGACCAGATCGGTGGTTTTGTCGGCACGCACACCGTTCCAGCCGATCGCAATGCGATCCAGCGCCTGACGCTTAAGGATGATGTCCCGTACGCGGGTCTGGAAGTCGGGGAACTTGGCCCACGCATCCAGCTGCTGATAGCGGATATGGGTATCGAAGTTGGTCTGTACGCACAGATAGCCGTTTTCATCTAGCGTGGTGACGTCGCGCGTCGCGCGCTCTTTTTCATCGGTGTTGGTACGTCCGGCAATTGGGCCAGATACGCCAAGGCCCAGCCGCTCGCCCATCTGCTCGCTGACCCCCACCATATTGATCTGGCTCAGAAAGTCGCTGGACTCCTGCATATTGGTTTCGAGGCGCTGCTGCACTGACGGCTCGACGGTAAATTTCTCGCTGGCATCACTGATGCCGTTGAGGTGGGCAATTTGGTCTTTCAATGCAGAAAATTTCTGACGCGTAGGCGTGCGCATGGTGATGTCCTTAGCAGTCGGTGAGAACGGCAGCGTTACCGCCCGTCGCAGGGGTACGGCGGGAATAGCTGGCCTGTGGCTGGGTATCGAGCGCCTGCGTCAGCGCCTCGATCTGCGTCTTGAGCGCCGTAAACTCGCCGTCACGCTGTTCGAGTTGGTCGCGCAGCTCGCTGTTGTCCTGCGCCAGTGCTTCTAGCGCCTTGCGCACGTCTTCACCGTCGCTGTCGCCGTGGTTTTCTGGCGGCTGTTCTTCTGGTTTCAGGCCAGAGAGCAGGACGGATATGCGACTAACGATGCTGTCAGCTAAGCGCATGGCTTTGCCGTCGCTGAAATCCAGCGCGGTTTCTTCGGCAGCGGTGAACAGGTTGTCGGGGTGCTGTTTGCGGTTGGACAGCGGGGAGGGCTTTTGCTGTTCGTGCTGCTGGGCGCAGAACTGCAGCATTTCAGTGCCGAGTGACGCGGGGTTATCGGTGACCGCAAGGCCCATCAGGTATGCCTTACCGGTGTCGGCAAAGCTCGGGGCCACTTCGATCGAGGTGTAGACCTTCTGGCGGTTCTTAACGATCGCCTTCAGTTCCTCGGTCGGGTCGAGCGCGGCCAGCAGTACCAGCTTGCCGTCCTTATCCTCTTCGGTTTTGAGCGCTGTCACATCGCCATAGGCCTTGAACGGGCCGTCCGGCGTGACGCCGCGAATATGTTCGCAGTTGATCCGTGCGCCGTAGACCTTGGGGTCGTACTGCGCGGCGGCTTGTTCCAGCCATTCGCGTTTCAGAGTGCGGCCGTCGCAGGTCGCCCCTTCTTTCGCAATCCGGAAATATTTCATGTCGCACCTGTGCTGTGGGTAGTCGCTGCACAGGGTCGATGGATTAACGGGCGGGGTAAACGCGTTAGGCGTGTGAGTGCGCGGTGGGACAGGGCGGCAGTGCTTCGCGCTATTGATGCGCTCGGTAGTCTGCCTGCCATGACTACATTACATGACACCTCAGACAGCGGCGGCACCGACCGCCTGACCGCGCGCCACCTCTACTGGATGGGGTGGCGGGTGGCCCGTATTGCCGAACACCTTCACCTCAAGCCTGCCACGGTGCACAGCTGGAAGCAGCGCGATAAATGGGACGAGGCCACCGAACACGAGCGCATGCTCGGCTCGCTGGAGGCGCGCTATATTTCGCTGATCGTGCGCGACAGGAAGAGCAACGCCGATTACAAGGAGATCGACGAACTTGGGCGCGCCTTTGAACGGTTGGCCCGCATCAGCAAATACAACGACAGTGGCAAGGAAGCTGACCTTAACCCCCGCATCCGCAAGCGCAACACGGCCGCGCGCAAGGCCAAGAACGATATCGGTGAGGAAGGGCTGATTCAGCTGATCGACGCGTTCGAGGGATCGCTGTTCAACTATCAGCGCGCTTGGTACCAAGCGGGCCTTGATGAGCGCATCCGCAACATCCTCAAAAGTCGCCAGATCGGTGCAACGTGGTACTTTGCCCGTGAAGCCGTGGTGAATGCCTTCGAAACCGGCAAGAACAAGATCTTCCTGTCCGCCTCGAAGAATCAGGCCCTGATTTTCCGCAACTACATCGTCCAGTTCGTCAAGATGGCGACCGGTGTCGAACTCAAAGGCGAGCCGCTCGTGCTGCCCAACGGTGCAGAACTGCACTTCCTCGGTACCAATGCCAAAACCGCACAGGGTTATCACGGCGACGTCTATCTCGATGAGTATTTCTGGATCCACGGCTTCCAGACGTTTCGTAAGGTCACGTCAGGGATGGCGATGCACAAGCAGTGGAAGCAGACCTACTTTTCCACGCCGTCCAGCATTGACCACGAGGCGTACGGGTTCTGGTCGGGCGAGCTTTATAACGCGCGCCGCAAGCGTGATCAGAAAGTGGCGTTCGACATTAGCCACACCGCGCTTGCCAAAGGGCTGCGTGGGCCGGACGGCCATTGGCGACAGATCGTCACCGTACAGGATGCCATCGCCGGCGGCTGTGATCTGTTTGATCTGGATCAGCTGCGTTTGGAGTACAGCGAAGACGAATTCGACAACCTGCTGATGTGCCAGTTCATGGACGACGCCCAGTCAGCGTTCCCGCTGTCGTTTATGAAGGGCTGCGCGGTGGATGCGTTCGATCGCTGGATGCGTGACTACAAACCGTGGACGAAGCGTCCGTTCGGTGAAAAGCGGGTCTGGATAGGGTACGACCCGTCGGGCGAATCGGAAGAAGGCGACGGGGCAGGGCTGGCCGTCATTGCCCCCGCCGAGTCGATGGGCGATGCCCATCGCGTGCTCGAGTATCACCGCCTGCGCGGGGCCGACTATGAAGCACAGGCCGAGTTCATCGAACGCGTGACCAAACGCTACAACGTCGAGCATATCGGTATCGACGTCACCGGCATGGGCGACTCAGTGGCCCAGTTGGTCGAGAAGTTCTTTCCCAACGTCACCCGCTACCGCTACACGCCGGATCTTAAGTCGGCGATGGTACGCCAGACCCAGCAGATCATCCGCAAGCAGCGCCTGCAGTTCGACGCGGGCGCGCACGACATCACCCAAGCCTTTACCGCTATCAAGCGCACGCTGACCAAGTCCGGCACCCAGATCACCTACAAAGCAGGGCGTAACCAGCACACCGGCCACAGCGATATCGCGTGGGCGATTATGCACGCGCTGCATTTTGAACCGCTCGACGGCCCTCAGACCACCCGCCGTTCCATTATCGAGGCTTACTAATGACTGACTCACAACAGGGCAACGCCCACATCGAAGCCTTCACCTTTGGCGAGGCCGAGCCGATTAGAACGGCGTACGATCTGGTCAACACCGGACTGTGGGCGATGGGCGGGCTGTGGTACGAACCGCCGTTCGACTACCGCTTACTGTCGAAGTGCTATCGTGCCACACCGCATCACGGTTCAGCGCTGCAGGTAAAGCGCAATATCCTTGTCCGCTCATTCATCCCGCACCCACTGCTGTCGCGTCAGCAGTTCACCGCACTGGCACTGGACTTTTTGACCTTCGGTAACGCCTACCTGCACCCGATCTATAGCCGCCTTGGTAACCTGATGGCCCTTGATGTGCCGCGCGCCAAGTACGTGCGCCGTGGCCTTGATCTTGACACCTACTATTGGGTACCGCTGTACGGACAAGAAGAAGCCTTCACCACCCCGCCGTGGCACCTGATGCAGCCAGGCATTGATCAGGAGGTCTACGGCGAGCCGGACTATATCGGCGCGCTCGATTCGATCCAGCTCAACAAGGAAGCGACCACGTTCCGCCTGCGCTACTACCGCAACGGCAGCCATGCAGGGTTCATTCTGTACACGACCGGCGACAAGATTGATCCCACTGATCAGGACAACATGCGCAAGGCATTGAAGGACTCGAAAGGCCCCGGCAACTTCCGCAACTTTTACATGCACATCACTGATGGCAACAAAGACTCGGTGAACCTGATCCCGATCAGTGAGATTGCGGCCAAGGATGATTTCCAAGCGATCAAAGGCCAGACCCGCGACGACCAGCTGGCCGCCCACCGCGTACCGCCGCAGCTGATGGGGATCATCCCCAACAACACCGGCGGCTTTGGGGACATTGAGAAAGCGGCGGCCGTGTTCGTGGCCAACGAACTGGAACCGCTGCAGGAAACGCTATCGGAGTTCAACGATATGATTGGGCAAGAGGTGATCCGCTTCGCCCCGTTCAGTCTCAGCCAGCCCCGTTCATAGTCCCCGCGTTATACCGATATCTAGGCCGCCCGCGAGGCGGCTTTTTTGGGCATCAGTTAGAGCTAACGATACTCTCCAATAGATATTGCACCTGAAATGTCCACTCTTTTTTTCCTTTGCGGAGCTTTGTCAGATAGTCACGGGTCAAGCCTGACCTGCCGCTTAGTTCGGTCATTGTTCCGCATACCGCTATGGCCTTTCCAATGATCTTGGATTGGTGGTCAGCATCAGTGCAATGGTCTTTTCTGGCATCAATCACTTTGCTGCTTCCATTTTAATTCTTGTGACATCAAGCATGTAGGCAGCGCCCTGCTCATCCTCAACCGCCACACCGATAAAACCCAATGCCTTTGCACTGCGAGCGGTTAGGCGCTGAACATTCCAATCCTCATCTGCCATGTCTTCTGGCTCGATATCCATGTCGTAGACCGACAGGCTTCCATCAAGAAGCCCCATCGCCGTGTCTTCGTCTACACTCAACCGCCCCATAAGCTCATCAATGAAAGGGCGTGCAGCTTCCCAGTTATCTTGATACCACAGACTACCAGCCTCAATGATTTCGCTGTCGTTGAGACTGGTAACAAACACATGGTAATCGCCAGCGGTCATTACATAGATAGTTGGAGAGAAGAATAGAAATTCATCGAAACGCCCAAGGGTGGACGGCGTGATTTCTGTTTCTGGGCTGGTATGGAAAAGCTGCAT